GTTGTTCCGCAGGAGCAGCCTCAAGTTGTATCAAACTTCGCCAATCAAGCAGACGCGCAATTTGACAGGGATATGGTGTCCATCACGCCATACGAGCAAGCCGTTACTGATGTAATCGGAGCGGAGGTTGATTCGCTACGAAACGATGCTGGCGAAATCGCAAAATCACCATTGGAAGTTTTCTCTAAACCGCTAAACGCAAATAGCGTGCGCGCATTAGGGTTGGTAGATCAAGATGGGAATCCAACCGAAAGAGGTCAGTTGTTTTACAATCTCCAGCAGTCTGGAATGTTCAACGATGATGGAACCATTAACGAAAAGGGTCAGGCGTATCTTACTCCAATTGGGGAGATGGAAAACCCAGAGTGGTTTCAGCAACCCGGAAGCAAAGAGAAATTTGACATTCTGTGGGAGGATGGAGTTATCCGATCCAGTTCAACACCGGGTGAAATTCTTAGCAATGTTACAAAGTTTGCTGGAGATGCCGTTTATGGTGGTGCGGAATTGGCTCAACAGCAAGCAATGGGTCTGGCATACAACTCCAGAACTTGGGGTGGATTGCTGGGCATGGAAGACTCCAGACCAGACTATCTCAAGGCTCGTGGAGAAGCTACGGAATTATCCATAGCTGAAAACATGTACAAAAATGTTATTCAGACATCAAATTTGATTGATGTTGGTCTCGCTTCCGACAGGCAGTTTATTGATGAGTCGATTATGTCGCCATTATATGGTGCATTAGAGAAAATAACTGGCATTCAAAGACCTCAACCACAGGAAATTGATCAAGCTAACGCTAACATCAAAAACTCGAAAGATGCTCTGGTCGCGGCTCGTTACCAGCAGTGGGTGACCGACCAGCGTCTAGCCAACATGGAAGCTGGGGAGATTGGCGAAACTGTTTTGGGGATTGATAATGCAGTTCAAAAAGCAGAAGCGGCAAAACAAGAACTTGGCGACGAGGAATTCAACAAGGTGTATGGAAGGGTTGGTGCGTTTACGAATATCGCTGGTGATCCGACCAATGTCATTCCTGCTGCATTTGCCGTAAAGGCATCAAGAGCAGTGCCACTTGCCTCTAGGACAATGCTTAATGCCCAGAAGACAATGGGTAACATTGCCGCAATGGATATTGCAATCGCTCAAGGCAATACCGCTGTTCAAGCAAGTCGAGCGGCATTGGCAAAGGTTGAGCCGACAGTCAATCTTGCGCAGCGTATGGCTGCTAATTTTGCTGAAGGAGCAAAAACTCAACCAGCACTACTCGAAAGATCGGCAAAGGCATCACAGATCGCAAATAGGGTAACTGCTGAAGCTAATCAAATTAGATCAACGCTTCCAACTATTACATCCGAGCTTGATAACCTGATTACAAAACGCAATAGCCTAGCTACCAGAATTCCAGAAGCCTACTCACAGAAGGTTCTGCAAACGATGGAGCTTGGTAGGCAGATGCGAGCTATGCCAGCAAAGGCGGTTGGGGCAACCTTGGAGCGTGTTGGTGACACTATTTCAAAGACCGACACGGCAGTCACAAACTTCCTGCAAGAGCGTGGTCTAGATCAAATGTACACCGCTGCCGTTGGCGCAGCCGGGGTTGTTGGTTTGGCTGGAAACCCCATTATTGGCGCACTTGGCGCAGGGGCGGCAGCACTCAAGACAGGCAAGGTTCTGTCCAACTATGGAAAGCTATTTCGTTATGTCGGCAAGGAAATGGAGAATGTGCGTGGTCAGATTCCATTCTGGAAGCGTGTAGCGGCACATACCGCGCCCGGTTCATTGGGTCGTGGGTTTGCACACACATTCAACATGCTAGACTTGGGTGGTGTCACCTCCGACACGCTACGCAGGACTGGTCGTGGTATTGCCGCAGCCGCACCTACGGACTTGATGTTTGAATACCTGTCTGATGGTGCCGACATGCGTCCAGAGACCATGTACCAAGCCGCAGCAGAATCGCTTGTCATTGGAGGATCGTTTGCCGCAGCTGGCGGCGCATTCATGGGAACCAAGAAGCGCATGCGCGAGCTTTCCATTGGTGACGAACTCAACTTTAGGCGCAACTTGACCGACACCCGCCAGAAGGCGTTGTTTGAAGCAATTCCCGCTGGCACTCGCAGGGCCATTTCTACTTACGCCATTGCCAACCCAACACTCAACTACACCTTTAAGGACTCTGGTGCTAGTAGGTACGACCCCAACACCAACACGGCAGTTATCAATGTGAAGTCAACCAACCCGATTCAGGCACTGGTTGCACATGAAACGCTCCACCACACGGTCATCAAGAACAACATGGAACCCGGCATCTCTGCCCTGTTCCTAGGTGACACCAAGAACAACACGGTTGGTGGTTTGTTCCGTTCTAGGGATGGAAAGCTAGACCCTAATTTTGAGGCATTCCGCGATGGTTACTACAAGCGTCTTGGTGTCGAGGGTATGTCCAACGCCGAAAGGGATGCCATTTACCCGCTCGACAAGATTGCGGTGGAGTACTTCATCGAGAAGCACGCTGACCAGTACGCTGCAATGGCTGAAAGTGGTGAGCTTGGCGCGGTTGCCTCTAGTGGTGCTGCTAGGCGCAAGCTTGGATCAATCCTTGAGACCGTCCTGCCGAGGATTCCAGTCCTCAAAGACCTCCACTTCAAGAGCGGCGGGATGATCGACAAGAATGGTGCGTGGGTGACTGGAAACGGCATCCTAGACGCAGAAGGTGTCAAGCGAGACCCGATCACCAACAAGATGTTCCGCGACATGAACAGGCGCAGTGCAGGGCTTGTTCCGGGGCAGTTTGACCCTCTCATGAGCGACAAGCCAGACTCTGGTGCGCCGATCCTGCTAAACCCATCTGACAGCATTGATGCCGAGCTTCTTCACCCGCTGGTGCAGGTGGACGATGCCAACAAGCCGATCATGAAGGACGGCAAGCCTGTGGCACTGGATAGGGCTACAGAGCTTTCGCGTGCGCTTGCAGGGCTTACTGCCAAGGAAATCTTGCAGAGGAAGAGGGCGGAGAACTATGCCCCAGAAAAGGGTGAGGCACATGTGGACGACGAGGGGCAATTCCAGCCCGGATGGTTGTCCAACGATGTACTCACCGAGATGTTCGCTAAAAACAAGTACAACCAAGAGCAGAAGCGCATCATCCGAGAGATGAACAAGCTGATCCGCAAGGGTGCTGGAGATCGCGTTGTCATGATCAACTTCCCTGCTACTACCCGCAACAAGGCTGGGAAGGTAGTTTACAAGCCGCAGGGTGCTACTCTCCGCGACACGGTTCCAGTAGCTGTCACCATCTCCAAGGACGGAAACCTGCTATTCGGACTCATGTCCGTCACAAAGCTGCATGAGAACATCCAGAAACGCTCACAGGACAGACGCGGCAAGAAGCTGTATGGTGGCAATGTGGATTTGATTTTGCGCGACACGCAGGCGATGATGGACTACCACAAGCAAGGCGTAGACAGCATTGAATTCTTCAAGCAGAAGTATGGTGCGGTCGAGGCAGACGAGCGTAAGAAGTTCATTAACACGATGTTCGGTCTACTCAACCAAAAGGAGCAGGCAGTTCTCAACCCAATCCTGCTGGAGGATGGAGTAAAAAGCCGTGACAATGTCTACCGCACCTACCGCGCAGATCGCGTCAGCAAGGCAGTTCCAATGTCGCCAGACGAGTATCCAGCAATGCCATTCAGCTACGAGGCAGTGAGTGCCGTGCGGATGCCAGAGCAACGCCAGATGCCAGAGGTTTCCCCAGAAGACATCAACCCCGTAGCCAACAAGCAGGAGGCACAAGGTCTGTGGGCAGACGGCAAACGGATGTTTGCTCTCAACGAGATGGATGAGAAGCTGACCCCGATCACATCCAAGGCGATGCTGGACTCGTATTCAGCAGATGCTATCGGGTGGATGGAGCCAGAGGCGAAAACCCGCTTCATGCCAGAACCAGTACCAGTTGCCAAGACATCAGACGAGGCATTGCAAGAAAGTGAGTCTGGAGAGCTTCAATCAACTGGAGTTGATGTTCCTGAATCTGTTGACGAGCAATCGGTAATTTCTAATGCAATCAAGGTTGCAAACTCACAATCGTGGAGAAAAGGGCGAGACTTTAAACTTGAGATTCAACGCAGAGTTCTTGATGCCGCAGAAAAAGCGGGTGTCAAGCTATCTGAGAGAAGCTTGGAATCAATTGAATATCTTGCAAGAGTTGGACTGAAAGATGCGCTAATTGCACTAGAACAGAACCCAAATGCCATTGGTTGGTATGACGAGAAAACCAAGCAAGCCCTTGGTGTGATGTCGCTAATGTTCCCAGAAATCGCAACAGATCAAAACGCTCGCTTTGCATTTACTTGGGCATTGGCTGTAACATCAAACGGACTCAAGGTGGACAAGAACTTTGAGCTGGCAGAACGAGTGTATCGTGAATATCGCAATACAGGGAAAATGCCTACCAACATTCAAGCTGGTCAGGCACAGAAAGCGATTAACAAAAGTCTCGATTTGTTCAATCAACTTATTGGTGAGTGGGGAATTGATAACACCCGTCAATTCATGCAGACTGATTTTACTGTTGGTGAAATAGCGCGATTAGGAGTTGTATCAAAAACAGATAAAAAAGAAGTAAAACCGGGTGGAGAGCATTCAGACACTATAGTTCGAGGATCAGCTATTCTTGGGCCAAAAATTGGCAACGGATTCTTCTCAAATTTATATGGTTTATTTGATGCTCTAACTATGGATCGTTGGTTGGTTCGTACTTGGGGAAGGTGGACTGGAACGCTCGTTGAGTTGAATCCAGAACTGACGCAAAACGCAAAAACAAGGCTTGAGGAAACCCAATCACAATTGACAGATTCCGAAAAATCTCTAATGGATAAAGTTATTGGGAAAGATATATCCCAAATGACTACGGAAGAGCTTGCTTTTGCCATTCAAAAAGCATCCATGAAACCAAAATTGCGAGAAGCAATGAATGCAACCGCAATGGGTGAGGAGTTTCGAATGGCCGGAAATGGACTAGCTAAATACCTTGATGGGCAAAAAGAAGCCCCAGCAAACCCAGCAGAACGCAACTTTATCCGAGAAATCTTCGGTTTAATGCTTGACGAACTTAGGGCAGATCCAAAATATAAAGACCTGACGATGGCAGACTTGCAGGCAGTCCTGTGGTATGCTGAAAAACGCCTTTATGAAACCGCTAAGGTTAAAGCAGATCAAGATGCAATTGACTCGTCAGATGCTGACGGATACGAAGATGACGAGGCCCCAGACTACGCAAACGCCGCAATTGGCGTTGCTCGTAAAAACGGAGTTCCATCAAAAAGAATAAACGAAGTATTAGAGAAAATAAAAAATGACGGCGCAACAATTACACAATCTTCAGATGAAGGACGGAGTAGAACTGAAGACCAGCAGCAGAAAAGTGCTGGAGGGTTTGCTGGCAAACAAAAGCAACAGTTCAAACAATATGTCTCAGTCTCAAGAGTTAGACGAAATCGGACGGGCAATGAAAAGGCACTCTGGTCTTACCAGACAAGAAGCGGAGTCGATAGTGGCGACACAGGGGTTCTAAAACCAAAGGCCAAAAAGAATCTAGGTGTAAAGTACATTTCTGAGTGGAAGCCGGGAAGGAAGCTTTCAAATACATTTAGAAATAATGGTCTTCCTGTTGTCAAGTTCTTGGAGCTTGATCCCTCTGACCAAGTATCAGCGAAAAAGTTCGCAGATACCATCCAACAAAGCAAAGACGAGTCACCTCACGGTGCTGCAGTTTATGTTTACCCGGTAGAGGATTACCAAGGAATGAAGTTGTTCCTTTCGGATTCGGGCAAGTCTGGATTTGCGGTCAAGCCTGATGGTGATATTGTTTCTGTATTCTCAATGGAAAAGGGAAGTGGGCGCAGCATTATGGAAGCGGCTATTTCCGCTGGTGGAAAAAAACTGGATGCATTTGATACCATTCTTCCAGAGTTTTACGGAACGCATGGTTTTGTGGAGGCGGCAAGAATTCCTTGGAATGACGAATTTGCCCCGGATGGCTGGGATAAAAACGCCTTTAAGAAGTTCAACAATGGTGAACCAGATGTTGTTATGATGGTGCTTGATCCAAGCCTTGAGGGAGAGTATCAGCCAAGAACGGATATTTATACTACTGATTATGATCAGGCTGTAGAAATGCAAAATGCCATGTTAAAAAAAGCCGCTAGAAGCAGGCCCAAAAAAGCCTCTGCGGACATTCAAAAACCAACCGCAACACCTAATCAATCTGCGCCTAAAAAACCAGCAAGGAAGTCACAAGCAAAAGGTAACGCTTCAGCTATTGCAAACGCCGCAAAGCTGAAGTAAAACTAACCACCATGAGCGAGAAACTAACCGCAGAACCAGATCAAGAATGGTTCGCAGAGGTCATGCGTCGAGCCGAGGAACACGGCAACAGGCAGCGTGTGGAGTTCTGGAACCCGCAGGCTGCGGCAAAGTGCCTCTGGCTGCTCGCACAGGGGAAGTCTATCAAGTCCACCTCCGAGATCACCGGGCTTGCCCGTGACACCGTGCGGTCGCT